GAGAAGAGAACTTACATCAAAACAGATTAAACTTGTTGATACCATCGTAGCATCAGGTTGTTCTATAACTGAAGCTTCACAACTCGCTGGTTATGCTAAAGGTAATTCTGGTAGAGTGACAGCTAGTAAGACTTTGAAGAGACCTCATGTGCAAGAATACATGATGCAACACATTAAGGATACTTTAGGATTGGGGGCTACTAAAGCAGTCCATAGACTTCTATCATTGACTGATTCAGCTAAGAGTGAGTATGTTCAACTGGAAGCGAGTAAAGATATTCTAGATCGTGCTGGATTCAAAGCACCAGACAAACATATGCATCTTCATGCTGGTGATATATCAGTAAGTATAGATTTATCGTAAAGAGAGGGGTGGGGTAAAACTCGCATACCTCTCGCCATATAATCCCATCACTCGCAATTATCTCATCAAAGCTTTTTAAAAAATAAATACTGTGGGACATGACTGCTAGACTTCACATCCTAGTTACATATTAATAACTTGCCTGTAAAATATTTTTCTGTTAAAGGTGATTTATAAAGAGGAGATTTATTATGCCACCAAAGAATTATTTATCTGCTAGAAGAAAGCCTAAGAAGCAGAAGACGCTTTTTGGTTTTAAAGTAGGGACGCCACCAAAGTCAGATTATGAAAAGAGGGTTGATGCTGGAGCTACAGTTATAGCAACTAAGAGTGGTGGTAGGATTGTAACTACACCTACAATGGATAATAAAAGTCTTATAATGAGCAAGGCTACCCAGCAGAAAACAAAAGACGAATACCTTTCTTCAACAGCAAATCTTGCTAAAGCAAAGCCAGCTATTGGTCAAGCAATCAGTGGTGGACAAGCAACAAGGCTTAGCCAACTGTCAAGTAAAACTGGAGGAACACCAACTACATCTACAAAGCTGTCACAGCTTGCTAGTAAAACTGGTGGTACACCTTTAAAAGCAAAACCTAATGTACTAGCTAAGAAAACTGGTGGTGCAACGGATAGGTCATTTGCTATTCCTAAGATTAATACAACACAGCTTCAAAGTAAGACAGGTGGTTCACCAACATTACTTAGAGGTGGTAACAAAGTATTAAAGTCTAGTGGTCGGTTTGGTTCTTTACAAGAACGTACATTCTTAAAGACATCAACCAAAGCTGGACGTAGTGTTGCTAATCCAAGTATTGTTTCTTCAGTAGCTAAAACATTAAGTAGTGCTGGCAACAAAGTTAAAAACTTTCTAGACCCATTAGGAAAAGGTATGCCTAAACTAGTTGGTAGTAGTAAGTTAAGTATGCCATCTGGAACATCAACATCAGTAGATAAAACTAATACATCTACATTCTTTGACAGCAAAACTAAAACACTAACAACAACAACAAAACCAACTAATATAAAAATGGTAACAAATATACTTTCACAAAACATTGCAAAGTCAGATGCTAAAATGAATCCATCAACATATGCTAAAGAAGGACCAGAGGTTCCAGTATTTAATGTTAAGGCAAACAAAGTTCCAGCAAGTTTAATTAGACAATTAAGATTATCAACTACGGCTGGATTAAATGCATATATGGTTCCAAATGTTTTAAGCACCTACAGTAAAGCAGAACAGAAAGCGATTAAAGATGAGTTTAGAAAACGACAAGGCAATAAGAGTCAGACTAAAAGTTTACTAACTAGATTAGCTGTTGGAGCTGTGATGTGAGTGGAGACTTCTTACATATTCTTAAACCTAATGAAAGAAAGATACTAAGAACGATTGTAAAGAAAGTAAACTTTAAACATTATCCCAGAGAGTTTGTGACTGATTGGGAAGCTGATAAATTTATTTCTGTCCTCGGTCCACAGACTGTAGAGAATTTAATAAAGACAGGTAGAGATAATAACATTGACAACCTTTAAGTACAAACCTGATGGGGAAACAATAAAGGAGTTTATGAAGAGTGACTCATTCTTTAGAGGACTTAGAGGACCAGTTGGTTCAGGAAAATCGGTTGCTTGTTGCGTTGAAGTCTTCCGTAGAGCATTGGCACAAAAGAAAAATGAAAAAGGAATACGCAAATCAAGGTGGGCAATTATTCGGAATACGAATCCACAGCTTAGAACGACAACAATTAAAACTTGGTTAGATTGGTTTCCAGAGCATACTTGGGGAAACTTTAGATGGGAAGTTCCTTACACTCATTATATAAGAAAAGGGGAAGTAGACCTTGAGGTTTTATTTCTTGCTCTTGATAGACCAGAAGATGTTAAAAAATTACTGTCACTAGAACTTACAGGGGTATGGGTTAATGAAGCAAGAGAATTACCCAAGTCTATTGTTGATGCTTGTACTATGCGTGTTGGTCGATACCCTTCAATGCGTGAAGGTGGTCCAAGTTGGTCAGGGGTTATATGTGATACCAACGCACCTGAAGAAGATCATTGGTGGTCAATAATGTCAGGTGAAGTTCCTGTTCCAGACCACATACCAAAAGAAGAATCTCGTATGCTTGTTAAACCTGATACATGGAAATTCTATACACAGCCAAGTGGTATGTTAGAAATAAAAGATTCGTCAGGTAATGTTGATGACTATAAGCATAATCCAAAAGCAGAGAACACCAGCAACCTTCTTAAAAGCTATTATGATAATACAATACGAGGTAAGACAAAATCTTGGATAGATGTTTATATTATGAATAAGCTAGGTAATGTCGCTGATGGTAAACCTGTTTATCAAATGTTTGCACCTGAAGTTCATGTTGCAAAAGAAGAAGTTAATGTTGCAATCGGTATCCCTGTATATGTTGGTTTAGATTTTGGCTTAACACCAGCCTGTGTTTTCGGTCAAAAAGTAAGAGGTAGATGGTTAATCCAATCTGAAATTGTAGCGTTTGATATGGGTATAGTTAGGTTTGCAGAATTAATAAGAGAAGAGTTAGCTACTAAATATGCTTCGCACGATGCTCTTATCTATGGTGACCCATCTGGTGACTTTAGAGCGCAGACAGATGAATCAACACCCTGTCAAATTCTTAGAGCCTGTGGGCTTAGAGCATTACCAGCATCGTCAAATGATGTCGGTCTTAGAATTGAAGCTGTTAATAAATCTTTAACGAGTATGGTAGAAGGACAATCAGGTATATTGATTGATTATAGGTGTCGAACTATTATAAAAGGGTTTGAAGGTAACTACCAATACAGACGTATTCAAGTATCAGGTGAAAGATATAGTGACAAACCTGATAAAAATATGTATTCACATATACATGATGCGTTACAGTATTTAATGTTAGGTGCTGGTGAAGGTCGACAATTACTTTCAGGACAAAAACCTTTGAAAGCATTTAACGCAAGAAAAGAGTTTGATGTATTTGCTCGTAAAGCCAAGCCAAGAAGGCAAGGTATGTGGGCAAGAATGTAGGAGAAATTATGTGCATATTTAGTAGAAGACAAGCAATGCCAATGCCAGAACCTAAAGTTGACCCAGCTGTAGAAAAAGCAAAAGCAGAAGAAACAGCTATGCAAGAGAACATAAAAAAGAAAAGTGATGCTTACAAAGCAAGAGTACAAGGTGGTCAAGTAGGTAGACGTTCTTTAATATCAGGTGAATCTGGTGGGATTGGGTATGTAAAATGATAACAGGTAATCTAATAGATTCTGTATCAACAGCTGATGATACTAAAACACAACAGCTTTTAAAAAGATACGAAAGAGCATTAACAGTTCGTAAAAATTGGGTAGACCTTTTTGAAGAGTGCTATGAATATGCATTACCACAAAGAGAAAGTTTCTATTCCGAAACAGCTGGTCAACGTAGGGATGATAAGATATTTGATGAAACTGCTGTTGTTGGTGTACAAGAATTTGCATCACGATTACAAGCTGGAATGGTTCCAAACTTTGCACGATGGGCAGATTTAATGGCTGGGTCAGAAGTTCCAAAAGAAAACAGAGAACAAGTTAATTCAGAATTAGAAGAAGTGACAGATTACGTTTTTGAAGTTATACAGAACTCTAATTTTGCACAAGAAGTTCATGAATCATTTATGGATTTAGCTGTAGGAACAGGAGTTTTACTTGCAGAAGAAGGTGATGCAATACAGCCAGTACGTTTTTCAGCTATTCCACTACCTCATGTTGCACTTGATGTTGGTCCTGATGACAATATTGACCACATATTTAGAGAACGTCTTGTCCGTGGTGCAGAACTTACTGTTGCATATCCAAGGGCAAAGATACCAGCAAAAGTTGAAGAACAAGTTAAAAGAAATCCAGAAGATAAAAGAAAAGTTTTAGAAATTATATACAGAGATTATTCAAAATTAAATGTTATGGCACATCATTATTGTGTTGTTGATATGAATACAAAAGAAAAGTTACTGCAAGAAAGGTATGAAGGTATTGGTTCTTGTCCTATTATTGCGTATCGTTGGTCTAAAGCGAGTGGAGAAATTTATGGGAGAGGACCATTAATTAATGCTTTAAGTGCAATCAAGACTACCAATCTCACAGTTGAATTAATATTAGAGAACGCACAGATGGCAATCTCTGGTATATACCAAATGGAAGATGATGGCATTATTAATCCTGATTCAATTTCGTTAGTTCCTGGAACTGTAATTCCTAAGTCAGCTGGAAGTGCTGGATTACAGCCAATAAATAGTGCTGGTCGTTTTGATGTTGCTGATTTAGTTCTTGGTGATATGCGTAATAATATTAAACGTGCTTTATATAATGATATGTTAGGCGATCCAAACAGAACACCAGCATCTGCAACAGAAATTGCTGAACGAATGGCTGACCTATCTAGACGAATAGGCAGTGCTTTCGGAAGGCTCCAAGCAGAACTTGTAACACCAGTATTGCAAAGAGTTGTTTATATTTTAAAGAAGCAAGGTAGAATAGATGTTCCAACAATTAATGGTAGAGAAGTAAAGATTCGTTCTGTTTCACCATTGGCACAGGCACAAGCACAGGCAGATGTTGTGAGTGTAGATAGATTCCTTGAACTTGTAGGGGGTCGGTTCGGTCCACAGATATTAAATCTGTTAATAGATTCACAAGAGGTATCTATTTATTTAGCACGAAAGTTTGGTGTACCTGATAACTTAATTAGATCGCCAGAACAAAGAGCAATGTTAACGCAGATGGCACAGCAAATGGCACAGATGCAACAACAACAAGGAATGGAACAACCAGTACAATGAGTAATGTAGGCATAGATGGTTATCCTAGAAAAAAAGATGCTGATGAAAAATTATCACATGATATAGCTTTCTGTTTTTCTACGCCAAGTGGACAAGCTGTATTAAAGTACCTGAGAAATATAACAATAGAGTCTGTATCTGGTGCTAATATAACTGACAATGAACTAAGACATCTAGAAGGTCAGCGTTATCTTGTTGGTTTAATAGAAAGACGTATTCAACATAGTCATGGAGTAAAAAGAAAATGAGTGAACAAACTGAATTATCCGTAGAAGAAACAACAGCACCAGAAAGACCTGAGTGGTTGCCTGAAAAATTTAACACAGCAGAAGATATGGCAACAAGTTATTCAAATTTAGAATCTAAAATAGGTGCAAAGGATGAAGAATTACGAGAATCCATTACACAAGAAATGCAAGATAACTTCTATGCAAACAGACCAGAAACATCAGGTCATTATGAATTACCTGAAAGCATTGATGAAGAACTAGCTAATGATAATGAATTATTAAAATGGTGGGCAAACGAATCATGGGAGAATGGTTATAATCAAGAACAATTCTCTAAAGGAATAAATATGTACACAGATGCTTTACAAGCTAATCAACCTAATCTTGAAAAAGAACTTGGAGCATTAGGTGATAATGCTCAAGCAAGAGTAGATGCTGTAAGTTTATGGTCACAAGCAAACTTTCCTGAAGAAAGTAGGAGTGCATTTGAAGACATGGCACAAACAGCAAAAGGAATTGAAACTTTGGAAATGATTATAGAGAAATTAAAAGGTGCAACAATATCAGGAACATCTAATCCAACAGGACTAATATCAGAATCAGACCTTACAGAAATGATGAAAGACCCTCGTTATTGGAACGCCAAAGATAGAAACCCTGACTTTATAAAGCAAGTTGATGAAGGATTTGCAAAGTTGTATGCTAAAAGATAAGCTGTATGCTACTGTAGGACCCATAAAAATAATTAAAGCAGAGTTAGAACACGCTAATTATTTGTCAACACGTTTAAGAAATAATGACTTGCGTGAAGTTAAGTTAGCAAATAGTGACCCACTTGAAACACTAGTAACGCCTTTGACAATGAAAGCACCTACATATTCAGCCATAGTTGAAGACAAACCTATATGTATGTTTGGAACTGTACCAGAAGAAGAACGTAAACATCATGCTATTGTTTGGGCATTAGGTAGTGATACTATATTTAAATACAAAAAAAGTTTTGTGAAAGCATCTTTATCTATGGTGGAATTGTTACAGGCAAAAAATAAAATCATATGGAATGTAGTTCCAAAAGACCATTACGATACTATTTTATGGCTAAGAAGATTAGGGTTTACTATCGAAGGTCCAGTTATAAATATTAAAAATACCACTTTATTACATTTTACACGTTGCCAAAATATAAAAAATGTGGCAGTAGTACATTAAGTGACCCTTATCTAAGCTGAATGGTCTTGAAAAAGGCAACCATGCAGATGCTAAGAATGGACAATCATGCTAACGGATGTGAAAGCATCTTAAATTTAATCTTGTTTAAAGGAGAAATCTTATGGCGAATACCATAGATACAGCTTTTATTAAACAGTTTGAGTCAGAAGTCCATCTGGCATATCAGCGTATGGGTTCTAAGTTAAGAAACACAGTTCGTACAGCTGGTAATGTAAGAGGAAACCAAGTTCGTTTCCAAAAGATAGGTACTGGTTCAGCTAATACTAAAAGCAGAAGTGGTAATGTTACACCAATGGAATTAACACATACAACTGTTGATGTTACATTAACCGATCATTACGCACCAGAATACATTGACAAACTAGATGAGTTAAAAACAAACATCAATGAACGACAGGCAATAGCAACTTCGGCTGCGAGTGCTTTAGGTCGTAAAACTGATGAACTTATCTACACAGCAATGGATGCTGGAGCAAATTCAACCCAAATACATGATACAAGTTCTGCATTAGAAAGAGCAGATGTTCTCTCATTGTTTGAAACAATGGGTGTAGCAGATGTTCCTGAAGATGGACAAAGATTTGTTGCCATGAATCCTAAAGGTTTTGCTGACCTATTCACAATTACAGAGTTCTCAAGTGCAGACTATGTAGGTGAAGCACAGCTTCCTTATGCTGGAGGAATGACAGCTAAGAATTGGCTATCGTTTATGTGGTTCAGTACGTCAGCCGTTACAGCTGGTAAGAATATAGCTTACCATAGTTCAGCTGTTGGTTTAGGTATTGGTGCAGATGTTTCAACAGAAGTAAACTATGTGCCAGAAAAAGTATCTCATTTAACCACATCTATGATGTCCATGGGTTCCACTGTCATTGATGACAATGGTGTCTATGAAGTCTTAGATAATAACAGTTAGGAGGTTTAAATGGCTTATAGTGAAACTGGATTACACCGAATAGGTGGAGCAAGTGGAGTAAATCTTTGGATTTATCAAACTGCAGATGCGATTGCAACTGTTAACACTGCTGGTTATTTTAATGATTCTGCTAATATGTTGAACGTCAGAGACTTAATTATTGTTATGGACACTAATGTTCCAACAACAAATTTTTGTACTGTGCTTTCAAATACTGGTTCAGTTGTTGATGTATCAGATGGTACAGCAGTAGTTGAAACTGATAGCGACTAATTAGGAGTGGGGGGAGAAATCCCCCCTATCTATTATGACAGTTAAAAGTACTACAGCTACAACACCTATTGATATTTGCAATAGAGCATTAGTTCTTATTGGTGCATCACCCATGACATCTTTTGAAGATGGAACAAATGAAGCATTAGTTGCTGTTAATTTATATGAAGATACTTGTCGTTCAACATTGGTTAATTGTCGATGGAGATTTGCAACTGACCAACGAATACTGAATAGACTAACTGATACACCAACTGGAAGATGGGATGCTGGATATTTAATACCAGCTGAATCACTTTATGTTCATACAGTAACAGTTAGTGATAGCCCAATTAAGTATGATATATTTGGTAATTATGTTTATTGTGATGCGACAACTACTGATGTAGTTATAGCCGATTATAGTTTTAGACAGTCAGAAGCAAAGTTTCCATCGTACTTTGTTCAAGCATTAGTATATGAACTATCTGCTCAGTTTGCATTAGGCATTGCAAGAGATGAAGGGTTATCAAGTATGATGTTTAATAATGCTAAGTTTTATTTGCAAAAAGCTAGAACTATGGATAGCCAACAACAAACAACAAAAAAACTTGTAACAAATCGTTTTATTGTATCAAGAAGGTCTTGATATGAAAGTAAGAATACCTCAAAATAATTTTGAAAGAGGTGAAATTAGTCCATCCATGAGGATGCGTACTGATCTAAATACATATGTACAGGGTGCAGAAGAAGTAAGAAATCTTTTCTTATTAGCTGAAGGTGGTGTTAAACGAAGGGCTGGTACAGAATGGTTACATACTTTTACAGGAACACCTAACACAGCAAACAGAGTTGAAATTAGATTAGAGCCATTTTTATTTAGTGATGATGAAAGATATATCATGGCATTTTATAATGCTGGATTAAAAGTTTTTCGTATTAATGCATCAACAGGAGTAGTTAGTTTAGTTGCAACAATTACAGCTGACTCAGCAAGTGCTAGTTTGCCTTGGACAACAGCACGTTTAGAAAGAATGACGTTCACCCAAAATGCTGACGTTATGTTTATTGCACATCCTGATTTTATGATTCGTAAAATAACCAGGACATCTGTTACAGCATTTTCAGTAACAACATTTGCCTTTGATGAAACAGTAGCAGATGACCAAACGTATCAACCTTATTTTTCTTTCCAAGCAAGTGGTGTAACTTTAACACCACAGGCAACAAGTGGTACTGGAAAAACAATGACAACTTCGGCTGATTACTGGAACTCAAGCCATGTCGGTACAATCATAAGATATGCTGGGAATGAAGTATTAATAACTGGATATACAAGTGCAACAGTTGTAACTGGCACAGTTAGAAAAACATTATCAGCAACAACAGCTTCAACAAATTGGGATGAAGCATCTATCGGAGCCTATCGTGGTTATCCAAGTGCAATAACATTTCATGAAGATAGATTGTGGTTTGCTGGTACAACAAATCAACCTGATGCTATATGGGCTTCAACAACTAGTGAATATTTTAATTATGATGTTGGTTCAGCTGGTGATAGTGACAGCATACAAATAACAATTAATGTTGGTGAGTTTAATGCTATACGTCATTTAGTTGCTAATCGTGACTTGCAAGTTTTTACAAGTACATCAGAATTATATATTCCTTCTTTTGCTGATAAAGCATTAACGCCTACAAATACACAAATAAGAAGACAGACACCTTATGGTGCATCCTATACAAGACCACTTCCTTTTGATGGTGCTACTCTTTATGTACAGAAAACAGGAACCTCTGTTAGAGAATTTCTATTTAGTGATAAAGAATCAGCATATGTTTCAACTCCTATATCATTGATTTCATCTCATCTTATAAATAATCCTGTTCATATGGCATCAGTAAAAGGTGCGTTTGATAGACCAGAACAGTATGCGTTTGTTGTAAATGCAGATGGTAGTCTTGCTGTATTTCATTCAATAAGAAACGAAGAGAAAGCTGGATGGGCAAAGTGGACAACAACAGGGAACTATCATTCTGTATGTGCTATAGATGATAGAGTGTTTTGTGTTGTTAGTAGAGATTTAGGTTCAGGAACAAATACATATTCTTTAGAAGAATTTAAAACATCTTTACGTTTGGATTGCTCAGATAGCTTTACAGCAACGTCTTCTAACAATGGAATATTTTCAACGAATACTATTTATACAAACAATGCAGTTTTGTCAGTTATAGAAGGAGATAACTATATAGGTTCTTTTACACAAGCAAGTAATCAGATTAATGTATCATCAGTAAAAAGTATTAATACAGCAGAAATTGGATTAAGTTTTACAGCATCTTTAAAAAGTTTACCAATAGATGCACAAGTAACAGGGGGTCCTTTAACTGGTGAACCTAGAGCAATTACAAGAGTAAACCTTGACTTATTGAGTACATTATCTGTATCAGTAAATGCACAACCTTTACTTATACAAGGTGTAACAGATACAGTAACGAGTTCACAAATGGCTTTTAATTCATTTACAGGTAAAAAAGAGTTTCGATTGTTAGGTTATAGTCGTGACCCAAGAGTAGAGATAACACAAACAGCACCATTAGATTTACAAATTAATGGCATGATAGTAGAGGTAGCTTTTTAATGTGTGTAGGACCACCACAATTATTAATGATTTCAACAATGGCAACAGCAGTTGGTTCAATATCGGCTGGTAATGCACAAGCAAAAGCATATCAAAGAAGTGCAACGTCTGAAGTAGAACAAATGCAAGCTGATAAAGAAGTTGCAGAATTAGAAGCAATAACAGCAGAAACAGAACGTATGTTAACATTCCAAGAAGCTGTTGCTTCAAATGCAACTGCTATGAGTTTTATGGGCAGAGATGTAAACGACCCATCAGCATTAGCATTGTTTCAAAAAAACTGGGATAATACTCAATCTGATATAACAAATATAAAACTACAGCATAGATTAAATAATCAAAAAAGAGATCGGATGATGCAAACAACTTTAGATTCTTCTAATGAAAGAGCGATAGCATCACAAAGGTCAGGTGGATTAAATGCTTTAGTATCTGGCACAACAGGGATTAGACAAATAAAGGAAATAGAATAATGGCAATAAAGGTCATTAAAAGAAATACAACAGTAAAGCCTGTAGGCGTTGTTAAACAAGATGCGTTTAGTGCAGATGCAGAATTATATAAATCAATTTCAGAAGCATCAACAAAATTAATGGTTCAATCTTATAGAGATGGGATAAATGAAGCTACTGAAAGAGGGAAAGAAACAGCAAGACTTACTGTATTAGATACAACAGGAGCAATTAAAAAAGTAGATGCTCCAGAATCATTTGGTAAAATAGCAACAGAATCTTTTAATAAAGCAATGATTTCTAGATATGAAACAAGTATTGACTCACAATTAAAAAATATGTTGTCAAGTATTCAGTTAAAAAGTTCTGATGGAAAAACGTTATATGATGATGTAACACAAGGTATTCCTTTATATAATAATCCTGACTTGTATAAAAAACACGCTGTTAGAAAAATAGCAGAGATAATTAAACAAACACCAGATGATTTACAGGCATATACACAGCAACGTGGAGAACAGTTATTAAGTACAGGATTAACACAAGTATCAAAAAATCAACATGACCAAAATGTAAAAACAATTCAATACCAAAC